ACACCGGCAGGGCCGCGCGGCTTCCGCCTGCCGGCGGCCGTAGACGGAACGCTGCGAGTGTTCGCGGCGCAGAAGATCAAGGCCGACCGAGAGCAGGCAGAAATGACCGCGTGGCGGAATGTGCGCGACTGGGTGCTGGCACAAATGGCCATGATCGAATCCTGTGATGTGCCGATGCAGCAGATCTTCCTGCCGTATATGGCAGATGATCGCGGCCGGACGGTGTACGAGCTGTATGCCGCCGGGCAGCTCGCACTCGGCGCAGGGGAGGATGCATGATGCTGCGCACACAGGAGACACTTGACGGCGAGATCATCGTTGACAGCTTTGCCGGTGGCGGCGGCGCGTCCACGGGAATTGAGCTGGCGCTTGGGCGCATCGTAAATGTGGCAATCAATCACGACCCGGCAGCGATCCGGATGCACGAGGCGAACCATCCGTACACGGAGCATTACCAGGCATCTGTCTGGGATGTGGATCCGGAGACGGTCTGCCGAGGGCGACCGGTGGCACTGGCATGGTTCTCTCCGGACTGCAAGCATTTTTCAAAGGCAAAGGGCGCAGCACTTGTTGACCGCAAAATCCGGGGCCTCGCGTGGATCGTCCTGCGCTGGGCGGCGAAGGTACGCCCGCGCGTCATCATCCTCGAAAACGTCGAAGAGTTCCAGACGTGGGGGCCGGTGCGCAAAGGAAAGCCGGTAAAGAAACTGGCCGGAACGACGTTTCAAAAGTTCATCGGGCAGCTTCGGGCACTGGGATATAGCGTGGAATGGCGCGAGCTGATGGCAGCCGACTACGGTGCGCCGACTACCAGACGTCGGCTGGTGCTGATTGCCCGCTGCGATGGACGTGCGATCGTCTGGCCGGAGCGCACACACGCCCCGCGAGACAGTGCGGAAGTGCGCAGCGGAAAACTGCTGCCATGGCGCAGCGCAGCGGAGATCATCGACTGGTCGCTGCCGTGCCCTTCAATTTTTTCGACGAAGGATGAAATCCACGAGCGGTACGGCATTTCCAGCGTCCGGCCGCTGGCGGACAAC